CCTCCGCCGGTGGATGGTTGCTGGATGTTTGCGCCGATCATGCGAGTAAGATCAAAGCGTTTTTCTCGGTGGGTTCGGGAAATTTGATTTCAAACGACCCGTCGAAAACCGAACGGTCAGCGCCGAAATTCAACGCGCAGATCACGGAGTTATTCTTCGATGCGTTGTAAATGATCGCGCCGTGAGCGGTAAAGGATGCGCGGTCGATCTTCAGGTCGTTGAACGTCACGAACGCGCTGCGGCCTGCCATGCCGTTCTTGAAGCCTGTGAGCACGTAGCCGCCGCGATCGTAGCCCGGCCCGCTGACTTCGCCCGCTTCGGTGTAGTGCGCGAGTTCCGGCCCGATCGTTGCGCGGCTTGTATAGAGCGCGATTTTGTAGGTGTCGGTCGATTGGTGGATGCCAAGCAAAAATGCTTGCTTGGCTGAGAGGGCGATTCCTTGTGCGATCATTTTGTTTTAAGTTGTGCGTAGCAGACTGCTGCGCGTTCGGTTGTGTCTGGAAATTCTGCGAGCATGGTGTCATCCGCCATACAGCGAGCGACGAAATCCTTTTCAGACTCGCCCCCCGTAGGGGACGGAATGACAAACTCGGTTAGGCTTGGAAGCGATAGGCTGGCAACCCGTCCGTGTGCGTCGCGTTGGAATTTCATGTTGAGACCTTTCTTGGCCGCTTCCTTTGCGGATATGCGCCGTGCCTTCGCCGCTGCCCATGTCTGCCCAGCGTCACCGCCCCACAATGCCCATGCAATGCGGCCTGCGGACGGAAAGCCATCTTCGCCTGGTTGAAAACCTTGCCCTTTTTTATCAACTTCGTGCCGCGAAAAATATGAGTGCATCCGCTTCACAGTTTCGTCGGAAAGATTTTCGCCGTTTGAGATGTCGCGAGCGCGTGCGACTCCAACATTTGTACCGCCGCGATTGTATTTTGCACGCCACTCCAATCCCTTCTTGGCTTCGGCGATCATGCCGCCGGTCGGCTTGTTTTTGCCGTCCTCGAATTGCAAGGCTGCGGCCTGTTGCGGTACGGGTGTGGGTGCTGGCTCTGCGTTGATGATCTGGTTTGCGCTCGCCTCATCCATGCCGAAAACGGTGCGGAGTATGATGCCGACTTGTTCAGGTGAAAGCTCACCGCGACCAAGTGATGCGAGGATTCCCGAGAGCGCATCCGTGCCACCGATGCCGATGGTTTCGATGAGCGGAGCAACCTCGCCAATCTCAGGCGTAATGTCGATTGCTGACTCAGGTACCGAATCGGAAATACGGCTTGCTTGAATGTCAAACTCTTGTCCCAGTTCCTTGATCATACCGGCCTCCTTCGCCCTTGCGCGAAGTGCCTCTTCGTAGTCCTCGCCTGCGTCTGCGTAAATCTGGCCGGCTGTTTTCAGTCCCGCCTTCCAAAGCGCGATGTCGGCTTGCGCTTCGCGCCCGTAGTCGATGCTGACCTTTGCTGGCCAGCACCAGCGGCCATCGAGCAAAAATTCTGAGTCTTCAATCTTCCCTTGTGAAACGCCGTCGAGAAGGACGATGTTCTTGATGCGGTTGAGAAACTGTGATTCGAGAAGCCCGCGCCACCGAGCAAACGTGCGCTCGGCCATAGCTGCTTCCATGCGTGCCATCGGCCCGCTCTTGTCTGCGTCGAACGCGAAGCCGTAGGGCAGCCCGACTGACATGCAAATGTGCGACTGCACAAGCCGGATGAACTCGCCGAACGCTCCGCCTGGGCGCTCGCTTTGGAACATTTCCATCTTCTCGCCAGGCGAAAGATAATTGATCGCGCCGGGGTCGATGTTCGAGAGCTTCTCAGTTTGCCCGTTATCATTCCGTGAGCTGGTCGCGAAGTAGTCGGATGCGTCTGCCGATCCGTTCTCGGTGGTGATAACGCCGGTTTGGTAGCTGGCATACTTGATCGCTTGGATTTCGGCCTTCAACGCCTCTTGCAAGTCCCGCGCGGCGTTCAGCGCCGTGGCAAATGCGGAGCGCCCGCGATATTCGTCGAGCCGAGTGGCGTCGAATAGGTGGATAAACTCCGCTGCGTCGATATCGGTCGAATCAATGTATTGGTTGTTAATCGTGCGGACATATATCTGATATTTCTCCGGCCTGCCGTATTCGTCCAGCATGATGCCGCCGATGTATTTGTCCGAGTCGATCAAACGGTTGTATGGCGAGCCGATGCGGTCGGCTTCCACGCTCTGCAATCGGAGTTCTCCGGCTTCGCGGACGATAACAAACCCGCAGTCGCCATCGCGTAGGATTGCCATGACAGCGAGCTGAAGCAGGCTGGTGAAATCGTGCCTCCGTAGGAAATCGCACTTGCTGCACCAGTCGGCCCAGTATCGCTCAACCTGCGCGTCGAGGTCTTTGTTTCCGGTGCGGGCTTGGTAGGAGAGTCGGCCCGAGACGTAGGTTGCAAATTTCAGTAGTAACGAGCGCACCGGTGGGAAGTTGTCGGCAAGATCGCGAGCCGCGCGGATGAGCTTGTAACGCTCGGCTGTGCCGCTCGTGTCCTCGCCTCCGGCGATGTTGCGCGAGATCCCGCGCTTGCTGGATTCCAGTGCCGCGTCGAATCGCCCGAAGTTGCGCAGGCGGTCTTGCGCAATCATGCGGGCCATTGCGGCCTTCGGTGCGACAACGGCCAGAGCGCGAGTAAAAAAGTCTTGTTTCATGTATTAGGGGCGCTGTGTCGAAAAGGCTGATACGGTACGCTTCACTCTTGAACCACTTGCGTATTCGATTGCGGATTGCAACTGCCCGACGATGTTGGAAACCTCGGTCAAATTGGCCCGAGTAAACGACCGCCCTGCGATGCTGTAACTTGCCCCCGCCACGGCGATTGCCTCAAGACATGCGATATATTTTTCCTGCAAGTTTTGAAGCGTTGCAAGCGGAAGCCCGAAAAAAGTTGAATTTTGCGCCATCCTTGGGCGCTGGTGTCAAAGAAGCCATGCGATAAACTTCCCTCTGCTCATTGTTCCTCGCTGAATATCGAAATCCCGCCAGACCTCGGCTGGCATGGAAACGGAGCGCGTCACGACTGTCCGCCCCTTGGCGTTGGCGTTCTTCTTGCCTTTCGGACGGCCCGCGCCTTTGCGCGGTCCGCCGTGGGTGGTGGGCTTTTTCATTGAGCTAGTTTTACAAATTCCGCTTTTGTTTTGGCGGCTTCATACATAGCCACCCACATTGTTGAGTAAACATAGCCGCAGTTAGAGCCACCGATTACATGCCAGCCTTGGTTGTCTTTAAGGACTTCCACTTTTGTTTCGTGGCGGTAGTGGCTTTTTGCAATTTTCGTCCATCCTGTCATTAGTGATTTTGTTTTCATATTTTTGATTTGGTTTTTTGTTTTTGTCGTTGGCGTGGTGCCTTCGATCTGAGATGACTATCTCACGCATTTGATTTTTCGTCAACAATTATTTTCAAGAAAATGAAAATAATTTTTACCGCCCGCAGACCCGCATGAACACTAGCGCGGCGGGCGGAGACCAATTTCGTGACGCCACGAAAATGGTCACTCCCCTATCGGTAAAACTCCCGCAAGCATGGCGGACGCAAGCGCGATGCACTCGCAATCGAAAAGGTGGTTCGGCCTCCCGCCGATCCGCACCCAGCGCGACTCCACCTGTTTCGTTTTGGAATTCACGATATCTTTTTTCATTTCGCTAACCATCTGCGCTCGGTAGTCGGTGCTTGCATCCCTTGGAGTTTCCCACTTCGGCATTGCGTCCGGTTGGCGGATTGCGGCGAGCTTGTCCTTTATCTTTTCGTTCGAGTGGAAAAAGTAAAACGCGCGGAGGTTGTCCGATCCAGCGACTGCTGTTTCAATTTTTGAGACAAACTTTTTTACACGCCGCCCGTTGCCGTCGATATGCGAGAAGCCATCTTGCCCCGATCCGTGCGATGCCGTCCAGCCGTTGCGCGCGCATCGCTCGTAAACCAGCGGAGTGTCGTAACCGGCGTCAATGACTACGCTCCGCCCGGGCACGTTGTATTGCAGGCCGAGCGATTCGATGGTCTCCCACGTCAGGATTTTGCCCTCGGATAAAAGCATGGATGAGCCATCCGCACGGAATGCGCGGATGACATACCAAAAATGATCGCGCTGTTTGTCCACGCATAGAAAGCGCCGGTGTTCGCCGTCGATCTTCTGCCCGTCGAGGAAGTCGCTCTTGGCGTAGTCGCCGGCTGTGATCTCCGGCAGGTCGGAAACAATCTCTTCTTGCCACGTCTGCGCCTTGCGCTTCTGAATAAATTGCTTCAGCGGCTCCAAGTTGCCGTTGCCTTTGGCTTCGCTGGCCTCGAGGAACTCTTTCACAATCGAAAACCACGGTATCCACCATACGCCGTAGGCTGGCACTTCAAACGAGCGGTGGCCTCGGACGGGGTTCGGGTTGAGAGCGCGGAATGTTGCAGTATTTGAAAGGTTACGGCGAGTCGCTGCGGTGTCGGGAAATTGCGTTTTGCAATGCTCGCACTCCATGCGCACCGAGTCCTGCACAGCGTCCCAAAGCATCTCCCCCGCTGCGTTCTTCGGTTGCTCAAATTTGATCGCGTCGAACGTGTATCGCTGCCACGCTTGGCAATGCGGGCACGTCCAGCCCCAGACTTCGCGCGTGCCGCTGTCCCACTCGTGCTCCATTTCATCGTTGCTGCTACCTCCCTGCGAGCATAGGAACGTCTTGCGGTTCCAGCGGTCGTGATGTCGGGCTTTCAGCTCCTTGATCATGCCGTCTTTCCAGCGCCACACTTCATCGCCGATGCAATAGCGCATGGATTTTTCTTGCAAGTTCGTCATGTTCGCCCCACCTGCAAACAAGACCATGTGCGGAAAGAATATCGTCGTCTTGCGGAGCGCGTGCCGGTCTTCGGGGAATAATGCGCGGACTGGCTCACACTCTTTGAAAATTGGCAGCAATCGCGACTCCGTCCAATCCTTCACCATGTCGTCAGTCTGCCCCACGAAAAGCGTCGGCCCTGGCTTCTGCGCGACAATGAAGCACGCAAGAGTTTCCATCATCGTTGTCTTCCCCGCGCCGGTGCTCGCGCGGAGAAAGACCTGCGTGGCTTCGTCGTCCGTGACGGCAAGCAAGACATCGTTCATCCACGGCGCGACCGTGCGGTCAAAGCGGCTCGCGCGGTCTGAGTTAGGAAAGCGCACGTGCGCCTCGGCCCAGTCGAGAATCGTCCCGTCGTAGGCGAGTTTGATCCCCTCGGCTGTGCCTGCGCGTTTCGATCCGCTCATTTCATTCCGAAAATTGATTTCAGCGCCTCAACCTGATCATTTGGTTGATCCCGACAATATGGTCCGTCTGACTCAATTTCTCCGTCGAAGTAAGCAACGTCCCACGTCGTCTCAAACATCTTCCGAAGACCGCGCGCGGTCATTGTGACGTTGCCATCGCCGTCGAATGACGGGTTGCGTTTGACATAGATTTTCCAGAGTTGTGAGCGTGTCATGGCTTTTCGAGTTCGTCTTTTATTTCGGAGAGGATTTGTTGCGTGCGCTCGTGCAGCTTCTTTCGCAAGGTCACTTCGTCGAGCCCTGCCAGCGCCCCGCTTGCGTCATTGACAAGCGCGGCGAGCTTGGCGGTGAATACGGCTCCGATCCGGATGCCGTCTTCGCGCACTTGAGCTTTCGGCTCGTAGTCGCCCTTCAGAATCGCGAGTTGCATTTCCAGCTTCTCGCACTCGAGTAGCGCCTTCTTTGTCCGTGCTTCGTTGTAGTCTGCAGGTGTGCGCTCTTCCAAAAACTTTTTGCGCCAGGCGGTCGCCGATTCCACGCTGTCCATCGGCATGCCTTGCTTCATCATCTTGGCGACGTTCTGTTGCGTCATGCCCCATAGCTCCGCGAGTTCAGCCTGCGTAAAAGGTTTCTTTTTTGTGCCTTTTTCAGCCTGTTTTTTACAACTAGGCATTTTTTGCTTATTCATAGGAGAGTTGCGAGAGTTTGGTTACC